CGAGACGCCGAACCCGATCGGGTCGCCAGTCCCGATCTGTCGGGCATTGGCGCCGATGTCGTACGACGACGTCGAGGGTGTCGCCGCTCCCGTGAACGCTTGGGAGTCAGAGACGAGCGTGAAAGCGTCGATGATCATGAGGTAACTCCTTCGAGAAAGTTGCCGGCGCAGCCCATCGCCGCGCCGGCCCGAACCGCGTGAATCGTTGCGCTCCTAGACCTTCGTCTCCGTGTTGAGGAGCGCGTCACAGGTTCGGATCGGCACGTCGCCGAACATCAGAATCCGCTTGCCCTCGTAGTTGTCGAACGTGAGGCCGCCGCCGGCCCCGACCGCCTGCCGCGCCTGCTTGCGGAGCAGCCGGCGCATGGTGCGGTTCATGTAGAACACCGCGCGGCCCGTGCGATCCGGCAGTGTCTCGACGGCCGTTTCCATCGCGTCGATGATCGTCGTCGCGTTCGCGGCGCCCGCGTCCGAGACGTCAATCGAGCCGATGCGAACGACGTGCCGCCAGTCCTTCAGCGCGATCCCGGCCTTCCACTGGAACCGCTCTTGCAGCGCGCGCATGCGGTTGCCTGCGACGCCCGCGGTGACCTCGATGGTCTGTTCGCCGTAATCCTCATGGATGAGCCCGGCCTTCGAGCCCTTCGGGAAGATCCCGCTGATCGTGTTCTCGTTCCACGAGATCAACCAGATGCTCGCGTTGTCCGAACCCGACGCGCCCGCGTCGATGATGTTCGAGGAGTTCGTCGCGTTGACGTCGGAGTACCGCACCGACAGGCCGGTGAACTCCTCCGGCGTGATCCCGCCGTTGCCGTAGAACAGGACGCTCGCCATTTCCTGATTCATCGCTTCGAGGAACGCCGACGCCTCGGAGAGACGGAACGCGGCCGAATTGCCGTTGAGGAGCAGGAGATCCTTGTCGACCTCGCTCCACGCTTCGAGCATTCCACACTGCTCGTCGATCTGCGCCGTCGTCGACTTGCTGGGCGCCACGCCCTGATTGAGCAAGCGCCACGCCACAGTCGGCAAGCCGGTACGGACCGTCGTCCGATGTCCTGTCGGCAGGTTGCCCTCGCGCCAGACCATATCGAGCAGGATCTCGTTCGTCGTCGCGAGCAGCTCGACGATCGTCGGCACCTTGCCGTCCGGGTCGAGTCGCTTCGCCCAATCGGCGAGCGTGAGCGCGCCTGTCGTCAGCGCGGCGCCGAGGCAGAGCCCCACAGCCGCGTACGTCGTGAAGCCCACGCTGCCAGCATGCGCGCCGCCCATGACGGCCGCCGAGGCCGCGGAAGCGACGAACGCGAAGACAATCGCGAGGAGTGCAGTGAGTGATCGGACCATAACGGTTCTCCAGTCGTTGAGCCGACGCCGGCTATTTCGTTTTGCCGCCGTAGAGCACTTCAGCGTGATCGCGAGGTTGAGCCCCGCCACCGCCGCCGGCTGCCCCTTGCGCGGGACGATCTTCCGACATCAGCTTGCCAATGCGCGCGAGAGCCGCGAGCACATACAAGTTGCTTTCCGCCCCTGACTTCAGGAGCGCCTTGAAACCACCGCGGAGCCTGTCGCCCTCGGGGAACAGACTGTCGACGGCGCGCGTCGCGAGGGTTTGCGTCTGCTGAAGATTGTCGCCGCCGAACTCTTTGTCGGCCTTCGTATCCTTCAGCCAGTCAGCCGCCTCCTCGTTGGCGTTCGTTTCGTACTCTTTGAGAGCGAGCGCCGCGTCCTCTTGCGACCAGCCGTTCGCCTTCGCGAGTTGTTCCACGCGCGCCACATGCCGATCGTTCAATCGGCTACCGTCCGACAGCTTCAGCTCGTACTTCTCGGGGGGTTTGGCCGCCGCTGCCGCGGCTGCTGCCGCTGCGTCGTCCTTCTTCCCCGAGCCCGCGGCTGCGGTGTCGTCCGCCTTCTTCCCGGTGTCTCCTGCCCCTGCTGCGCCCTTGCCGTCGCCGCCGGCCGCCGCGGCTGCCGCCGCTGCTGCTGCGTCCGTACCCGTTGCTGCTGCGCCCTTGCCGGCTTCGCTTGATGCTGCGCCGGCTGCTGCTTCGCCTGCCATGATGGTTACTCCTCTGCGTCCTTCGAGGCCGCGGCGTTGTTGCCGCGGGTCTCGTTGTCGTCGCGGACCGCGAGCGCCCGCATTTCCTTCTCCATGAGCTGATACTCGTCCTCGCCCGCCGCGAGGAGCTGCGCGAGGATCTCGCGGCCCATGTCTTGCCGGCCGACGTTGTAGTAGAGCATCGAGCCGGCCGCGTGCAATGGCGACGTGTAGATGCCACAGCGCGCGAGCAGGCCGCGATCCCGTTCGCCGAACACCAGCCGGCCGGCCGGCGTCCGCATGACCTCGCGCAGCGCGTCGAGGAACCGAACCTCGCGACGCTGCGAGCGGCGCCGCGAACCCCTGACCTGATCGGGGTTCGCGGCGTTGGTGACTTCTGCCGGTCGTTCAGCCATTCCGTTACTTCAGCGGAATCGGCGCGACCGACAGAATGAGCAGCGCGATCGTGATGAGCAGTACGGCCCAGTTGCCTTTGCCGACGCCCTTCGAGTCGATGAGCTGTCCGACCGCCAGCGCGAGCGCGATGACGATCAGGACGACGAGCACGCTGAGACGCATGGTTCCCTCCATTACACGAGGCCGAGCGTGTGCAGCCGGTAGTTGACGCGAACACGGATCACGCCGGCCGCGGTGCCGGGGTTCGTGAATGCCGCCGACGAGACGAGATTGAGCCCGGCGTTCGCGACGAGCGGAACGGCCGCGGTTGTCAGCGGGTAGAGCACGACCTGCTTGTCGGTCGCCGCGCCGAGCGAGTTCGCCGCCGAGACGATGCCCGACTGCGCCGCGCCGCCGGCCGACAGGTTGACGGAGATGTTGCCGCCGGCCGTGTAGGCAGCGACCGATCGATCGCTCACGAGCGTCGCCGAGACGAACTCGATCGCGACGTCCGCGCCTGCGCCCGCCACGAGCGGGTACCCGTTCGCATGGCCGAACTTGCCCGAGGCTGTGTCGATGATGTCGGCCGCCGAGATCGTGACGTCGACCGAGTGCAGCACGTCCGACGCGAGCCCGCCCGCGAGCGAGTTCGCGACCGTGAGATTGCCCGCGCCGTCTGTCGTGAGCAGCGCCCGGCCGCTATTGTCCCGAAGAACGACGCCCGATGATGGTGCTCCGTGTGACATGGTCCTAACCTCCTGCGAGCGCGGCGCCGCCGGCACCCGCTCCACTGACGTTTCCGATGGTGCGTGAAAGCAGCGTGTTGCCGTCGAGCGGCGCCGCGGCTGCTGCCTTCGCGGCTTGCGCTCCCTTGAGCGCAGTGTCGACCGATTGCGCCGCGGCTGCCTGTTTGTTGGCCGCGTCGACGAGCGCCTGCGCGTCGTCGTTCGATCGAATGAATCGCGGGTCGACGCCGAGCGCATCGGCATAGCCGTCGACGATCGCGTTGAGGTCGAGCTTCGCCCACACGTCCGGCCGCTGCTCGGCGATCGGGATGACCGTGGAGAGCAGCCGGTCCATGCCGCCGACCGCGACGAGCTTCTGCGCCTGCGCGAGAATCGACGTGTACTCGACCTTCAGCTCGATGCCGTGCAGCTCCTCGGGCGACTCGGGCAACAAGCCGGCGCGCAGCATCATCTGGAAACAACGGTCGACGAGCGGGTCGAGCAGCTCGTCGTTCGTCCGTTCGAGTACGGGCCCGAGCGCGAGCAGTTTCTCCTCGTGCCGCTCCTCGACCTCGCGCGCGGTGATCGGCTGCGCGTTGTCTTGCTGCGCGAGCATTAGGAACAGATCCTCGTAGAACGCCCGCTGAATCCGGCCCTGTACCTGCTGCTCGTTCATCACGAGATGTTGCAGGTTGAGGTTGATCTCGTGGATCGACCGGAGCCCTGACATGCCCTCGCGCGTGTCGACGTACGTGACGTCACCCGGCAAGAGGCTCGTCTTCTGCGTCATCAGTGCAGTCGGCCCGGTGAGCGGCGGGTTGACGATTTTCTGAATCGCCTTGCCCTTCTCCTTCTGCATGCTCTGGAGCTGCTTGATGTCGCCGAGCGCGATCATGCCGGGACAGTCGACGCCGTACGAATCCTCTGCCGTCACGTCCCACCGCGGAATCATGAGCGGGAACTCAAGGAACCCGGACTCGCGAAGGAACTTGTTCTCGCTCGTGCCGACCTCCCAATAGCACGACTTCCATTTGAAGTGACGCGCGAGCGGTGACCGGCTATCGGCGTCCTCGTTCGGCATGACCGCCCAACAGACATCGATCGCCTGCTCGTACGCGGCCGTGTCCCACAGCGCCCGCGTCCGCGAACTGACGGTCGTCCAATCGATCTGCCCGTTGCTCGACAGCGCGAACTGCTCGACGATCTGCCGGACGGTGAGCTGATACTCGCGCATGAACGTCGTCGCGAGCCCGCGCGCGTCTTGCCCGACGACGTACGAACCAATCGGGTACGCGTACGCGCGAAAGAGGTCTTTCGAGTCGTCGAGCAGCGCCATCGCCGCCGTTGCGAACGTCCCCATGTCGCCGTACACAGTCGGCAGGACGTTGTACAGATTCGACGTCGCGAAGATCGTCAGCATGCGCTGCGTCGCTTGGTGCAGCCACGCCTTCACGTTGCCCTGTAGCGCGAGGTCCGGGTCCGGCGTCGTGAGCTTCATCCACGGCCGAGCCGGCGACGTGAGGCCGGCGTGCATGCCGCTCTGCAACGTGCGCGCCGCGAACCGGCCCGTCGAGTCGATGATCGAACCGCTGCGCTTGTCGCCGCGGTTCCGGTCGCTCGCAAAGAACCGCGTGCGCCGCGGAACGACGAACTCGCCGATCTCGCGCCACTGCGAATCGAATGAGCTGCGCTCGGACTTCAGCGAGCCGAGGAGCTGCTGATAGCGCGCGAGCTTCGTGCCGGGGTCGATGGCACTGTACTGCGAGTCTGAGGCCACGCGGTTACTTCTTGCCCTTCGACTTCGGCGCCGCCGCGGTCTTGCCCTGCTTCATCATCGCGGCCGAGCGCGCCTCGTAGATCGCCGTCGCGACCTTCCGCAGCTCGGCGATCGATGCTTGCGACTCGGGCCGGAATCCGCCGAGCCCGTCCGGGTACTGCACGTTCGGCATTCCCATCGACCACATGAGCACGTACGAGAACGCCTCGTCGCTCATGCCGTTGAGCACGCGGAGCAGCTCGGCGCGTTGCGGGTTCTTGACCTGCGACATCAGTAGCTCCCTCCGATGGTCGTGCGGGCCGGCGTGCGAACGCCCGGAGTCCGCGCGCCCGGCGTGCCGACGACCGGCGTGTTGGCCGCGGCGCCTCGTCGACGTGCGCGCGTCGCTGCCACGTTGGCGTTGATCGCCGCGTTCGAGGCCGCGAGTGTCGGGTCGGGCGGGGTCGGGCCCGGCGCCAGCACCGGAGCTGCTGCGAGCTTCTTCTTTGCGTCGAGCGATTGCTTGAGTCCCGAGCCGAAGCCCATTGGGCCGGCATCTTACACTAAAATCGTTGCTAAGTCAGTGTCTTCACGTAGGTTGTATCAATCGGCGAGAACCCGCGCCGCTCGTAGAACGCGCCAAGTTTGTCCTTGCCGTACGGCGCCGACGCGCGCAGCATCTCGGCGTTCTTCATGCGCGCCCATCGTACGGCCTGCGTGAGCAGCCGGGGACCAAGCGATCCGCCGCGGTGATTCGGCTCGACCCACATGGCTATTTCTTCCGCAATGACCTGCCCCGTGAACGGATGGATCCAGACCTTGAGCCCGATCATGCCGACGACGGTCTCGACGTCGGCGCCCTGCTGCCAGTGCGGCGCCGCGGAGACGTCCGCCACGAACGCGCCGCCCTCGTCGATGAGGTCGCCAAGGAACGGCCGCAGTCGATCCTCGACGAACGGCAGGAGCCCGCCGTACCGCGTTGCGTTGAGGAACGCCTCGCACATTGCGAGCAGCCGGTCGATGTCCGCCGGCAGCGCGGGCCGGATCCCGTGGAGTGTGTTGTCGTCTGTCATGGAAGGAACCGGCGGCCGAGCGCGAGCCCGGCCGCCGGCAAGTGCCTACTGCTGTTCGGTGACCGGGCCGGCCGTCAGGTTCGCCTGAATCGCCGCGCCGCTCGTGACCTCGACGTCGATCGAGCCGCCGATCTCCGTGTCGCCCGTGCCGAGGTCCGCGTCGGCCGAGACGCTGATCGTCGCCGTGCCCGGCAGCGCGCCCTTGATCGTGGCGCTCATGCCGTCCGCCGATGCCTCGACGGTTGCGACCGCCGCGTTGCTCGTCGCATAGACGGGGACGCCGTCGATGCTGGCCGGAGATCCCTTCTTGTCGACCGGCTGGAGAGTGACGTCGAACTGCTGATTGTCGGTGATCTTCATGGTCTCTAACTCCTCTGCTCTGTGACGGGTCCGGGGATGAGCCGCAGCGCGACCGCCGGCCCCGGCTTCAGCGAGGCAGCCAAGTCGTCGATCGCCGTCTTGAGCACTGCGAGCGCCGACGCGACGCGGCCGATGTCGTGCCGCTCCGCGAGGATCGCCTTCGTGTTCTCACGCACCGCGCGCTCGATCGCTTCGAGTCGTCGCTGCACTCCGGGCTTGCCGATCGGTTTCTTGGCCGGCCGCGTTGGCCGTCGTCGTCGTGTTGCCATTGGTGTCCCCACTTTGGAAGTCAGCACTTTACCACTTCAGCGATACGGATCGAAGTCCGTCGCCACTTTGCCGACGCCGGCCGAGCCGCCGATTGCCGTCGAGAGCTTCGCCGGCATGTCCGGCAGCGCGAACGTGAGCGCGTAGCCGTCCGCGATGTCCGGCGACGAGCCGATGCGTTTCTTGAGTTGATCCTTGTCTTCGAGCAGGATCGCGCCCTTGTGAAACGTGTACGTGATCTGCGTGAGTTCGGCGACCAGCTCCGGCACGTTCGGGAGTCCGCCGCCGCCCCTGAGCCAGTCCGCGAACGTCATGTACATCTCGGCCCGTCGATTGAAGTACCGCGGGTCGATCGCCTTGTCACTGAAGACGACGCCGCTCGCCGGATAGCCCCACCGTCGCAAGTTGTCGATGACCCCGTGCCCCCAATGGCCGGTGTCGTCGACGAGGATCAGCTCGACGCTGAGCTTGACAGCCGTCATCGCGACGCGCTCGGCAATCGCGACCGTGTCCGCGTTTCGCATGATGCCCGGCGCCCCGGTCCGCACGCCCTGCCGCGGGCAGATGGTCGAGCGATCGTCGCCGAACCGCGCGACGTCGACGCCGAGCCGCTTCTGCGCGTACGCGTACGCCTCCGGCTTGAACTTGCGGAGCATCGCCGCCTCGACGTCGTCGACAGAGAAAATCGCGTTGATGCTGGCCGGCGGAAACTGGCCGAGGATGTACGCCTTGACCCACGGGTTATCTCGGCCGTAGGTCTCGATCTGTAATCGCGCGTTGTCGATGTCGACGCGCGTCGAGCGGTCGGGATCGTCCGGGTCGCCCGTGATGCGGATGACGTGCCACTGCGCGCGCAGCTTCGTCGCCGCGGCATGGAGACAGCCGTCGAGACTGATCGGGTTGCCGGCTTGTAGGATCTTGCCGAAGTCGCAATTAGTGAGCGCCTGCTCGGCCGCGCGCAGCATCGTCGTCGGCACGCCGCCCGACTCGTCGATGAGGCAGAGCACGTACTTCGCGTGCAGCCCTGAAAACGTCTGCCCCTGCTGATCAGCGTTGGCCGTCTTGGGAAACGGCCGCGCTTCGAGGAACCACGTCTCGCGGAAGTCCCGGCACGCGATGCGCTTCGCGGTCCATTCAAACTCTGCGATCAGGAACGGGCTCCGCTGCTGCCACTTTGCGAACTCGGCCCAGAGGTTCGCCTTGAGGTTGTCGCCCGTGATCGACGTCGCGATGCCCTTCGGATGCTCGCCCTTGCTGGCCTGCGTCGCGAGGAACCACCAGCCGCACCACGAGAGCACGGCCGACTTGCCGGGCCCCGCGCACGCTTGCAGGGAGATGCGCCGGTCCGCCTTCTTCGGCGACGAGAACAGCTCAAGCGCCTGCTGCTGCCACGAGTCCGGCGTGATGTGGAAGTTGTCAGCGACGAACCGGAGAATGCCGCGGCCCGGCTCGGCCCAGAGCTTGAGCTTCGCCTCGCCCGGCGTCACTTGGCCGGCGCCTTCGTGTTAACGATGGCCTCCTCCAGCGTCGCGCGAATGTGCAGCGTGCTCGAATGCCGGCCCCGGCACTTGTTGATTTCCTTGTACGCCGAGACGCGCACGATGCCGAGTTCGTTCCAGTCCCGCGCAATCGTGAGGAGCGCGCTGTCGATCTGCTCGTTCGTCATGTCGACGAGCTGCTCGCGCTTCTCCTGCCGCGCGTTCACGGCCTCCTTAATGCCCACTTTCGCCAACAGCCGGGCGCCGAGCGTCCGCGCGGTCTTGCGGTTCTTCCCGTAGCCCGAGAGCACGGCCGCCTCGGTCGCGTTGCCCTTCGCCGGCCCGAGGAACGCCGTCACGAACGCGCGCTCTTTGGTCGACAGCTTCCCCTTGCTCATGAGCGACAGTCTACTCCCTACGAACCGACGACTCGGATCGGCTCAAGCGGCCAGCGCAGCGTATGCTCGCCGCGGGCCCGTGGCTTGGTCCCTTGCGCGACGCGCGCGCCGTCCGCCGTGTTCGCCATCATCACCGACAGGAAGGGCTCGACGAGCTTCGAGCGGTCCGTCTGGCCCGTCCGCGCCATCAGGACGCGGATGTAGTCGGCGCCCTTGTATTGCTTCGCGACGTCGTCGGCAATCGCCGCGAGGTCCGGCACGACGCGACGCACGCGGTCCTTGTGAGCAATCCAGCACGCGCCGCGCTGCTCGCACTTGCCGCACGCGGTTGCGTTCGTGTCGTCCGGCCGCGGCAGCCCGGCGAGCGCCCACCCGCCGCCGAACCCGTAGTACCCGAAGCAGCCGAGTCGCTGCCAGAGCTGGCGATCGTCACTCATGTCGTTCTCGCTTTCTCGCGCGCCCGCGACTGTCGACGCCGGGCATTGTCCATCCTTCGGATCTCGGCCAGTTGTTCCGGCGTACGTGACTGGAACCACTCGCGCGCCTTCCTTCGGTGGTACTCTCGCTTCCGGCTGCGATCGTGAGCCTGTCGGCACCGCTGAGAACAAAACTTATTGTGTCGCTGGTACGGCACGAAGCTGCGCCCACACCCCGAGAACGCGCACAGCACCGGGTCAAAGCCGTTCACGTTTGCCCGTGCCCGGTACCTGAGAATCACCGCTCGAACGGCCTGCCTTGATGGCTCGGTGTTCTCGCGCTCCCACCGCTCCCACGCGCGGACCATCTCATCGAGAATTACCTCCGCGTCAATCATGACGTCGCCCCCTGTTCCCCAATGGCCGCGGCTTCGAGTCGCGCGCCGGCAGCGTCGACGCCCGCGGGCCCCGCGGTGTCTGCTTGCGCTGCGGCATCTCGAACCATACGAACTCGTTTTGATCGATGACGCGCACCTTGCGGCCCCACGTCGCGAACAGCGCCTCGGCGTGCTCGACGGCCGGCGTCAGCTCGTCGAACGTCTTGTCAGTGACGAACCCGTACCCGCCGTGCCCGCGGTACGCTTGCACGAGGAGCGGCGGCGCCGGCATCATCCACGCGCCGCCCCGAGCTGCGGCGTCTGCTCCTCGAATGCCCGGCCGCCCGTGTCGAACGCTTCCGACTCGGCCTTGCGCTTGTAGGGATTGAACTGGCCCCAATCGCCGCCCTTCGCGGCCTCGTTGGCGCCGAGGATCCACGCCTTGCGGTAGTTGCGCGACGGCCACATGAGCGGGCCCGTCAGATTCCACGTCGTACCCGCCTTCACGATCGGAATGATTTCAGCCATTCAGTTGACTCCATGCTGCTCGACGAGTTCGCGGCCGTCCGCCGCGTGATGTCCCACGAGGATCGTGTTGCGCGCGACGCGCTCGACGGACGGCTTGCACCAGCACTGCCGCGTCGTCAATGGGTGGACGCGATGCCGACGCGCGTCGCTCCGCGGGTAGACGATCCGCACTTCGCGCTCGCGCCCGCGCCGCGTCAGCGTGTACGACCGCAGCGCCCACCCCTTCCTACGTGCCATCGAACAGCACGTCGAACCATCGGCCGTCTGCGAAGACTTCGCGCTTCG